GTCAGCGTCTGTTTATGCTTAACACCCAAGCCCTCATCCGGTCTGGGACTGCCTCTTTCCTGTCTGACAGTACTGAAACAACCGTTCGCAAGAAACCCAAAACCAAATGAGTGAAGTAATCCCATCCGCCTCAAGTCCCGCACCTAGCTCTCCAGCCGCGGCAGCGCCGGCTCCAGCTAGTTCGCTAATTGCTGCATCAACTGCACCAGTTGCGCCGTCATCACCAGGATCAAGCAGCCCGGGAGCAGCAGCTGCTACTGCTCAGCCTAGCGCATTCTCAATTTACGCCGAAGGTGGATTGCACCCAGATCTTGCAAAGCTGGTCGCCGGCGATGAGTTCAAGGGTGCTCGCAGCGTTCTCCAGAAATACGCCAAAGCCGAGGATCCCAACAAGGCACTAATGCTTGGCCTGTCTAACCTCAACTACTTGGCCAGCCAGAAGGGACTTGAGCCATTGCCGGCTGACGCACCTGACGCAGTCAAAACTGAGTTTGAGCAGAAGCTCCGCAAGATCACCGGCGCACCGGAGAAGCCAGAGGATTACGGGTTCAAGCGCCCAGAGGGAGTGCCTGAGAATATGTTCAGCGAGGAATACGCCAACGAGGTGTCCAAGATCCTGCACAAGCACTCCGCTTCGCCTCAGCTGGCCAAGGATCTACTGGCATTCGACGCCACCTTCGGTCAGCAGAAGCTGGAATCGACCAAGCAAGGTGTTGTCCAGGCTGCTCGCGCCGAGCTTAGTCGCGTCTATGGCAACAAGCTAGACTCTGCTTTGATGGATGCCGAGCGTGGAATCGACATCGCATCTGGCCTGACCAACATCCCGGCGGACTCGCTTCGCCAATCGGCAACCAACAACCCGATGATGATTCAGCTGCTGGCTGCAATCAAGACCGCTACAGCCGAGGACACTCGCGCCGATGGTCAGCCGGCGGGATCCTCCCGTAGCTATATTGAACAGGCCGATGCCATTATGACCGACCCCAGCAATCCGTATCACGGAGACTGGAAGAGCGGTGATACTGCTCGCCAAGGCCGCGCAAGTGCTGAGCGCCAGCGCTTAATCAAACTACACCTGGCTACAGGACGCTAATGGCACGCAAGAAACGTAATGATGTAGATCTGGATGAGCAGTTGGATGAGAGTCCAGCTGCCACCCAGGCGCCGGCAACCAAGCGTCACTACCTTGAATTTAAGCCCAGGCCACAGCCTGTTGACGCAGACGGCAATCCCTTGCGCTGGTATATGCTACTCGAAAAGAAGCAGCCTAAAAAATTAAATATAAAACCGCTTGACGGTGATAATATATCGCAGCAGTAAGTAAGGAGCAAGGTGCGCTCACCCGGTTTACCGAAGCGTATTAGCAAGCTGTCTCGGCTCATCCGAGGCAAATGCCGTGTAGGCCCGTAAGGGATACCCGAATGGCGATTGGTACGAAACCTAACGTCAGTTCACAACCTTTAGAACCTATACTACAATGCCTGCTTTATTTGAAATCGGAAAACACGTCCAGATCGACTACGAGCGAGTCTGGCAACATCGTCTCCAGGAGACTGCCTCCCACCTCGCTGAGTGTGTGACCAAAGTCCCTGTTAATGGCGAACGCAAACGCATCTCCCAGCTGTCTCAGCAGGGTATGCGCGAGATCACCGGGCGTGCGCTGCCCACCATTGCCGCGGCTCCGGCTACCAATGTTCGCTGGCTTCTGTGCAAGAAGTTCGAGAACCCCCAGCTGATCGATGAATGGGATGAGGCCGATCTCGGTCTCCTCGCCACTCCTCAGTCCGCTTACATTGAGGGAGATGTCTTCGCCTACAATCGCCAGATCGATGCCACCATCGTCTCGGCGCTCAACGGTAATTCCGTTACCGGCGACGAAGGCACCACGCTGACCGCTCTTCCTAACGGACAGATCATTGGAAAGAACTTCGGCGCCTCCAACACGGGTCTTACCTTCGCCAAAGTGGCCGAGGCGAAATACCGCATGGACAATGCCTTTGTTCCCCAGATGAACCGCTACTTCATCTGCTCTCCCCAGGAGGAGTTGGATCTCATCACCAACGTGATTGAGCTTAAGTCCAGCGACTTCACCCAGGTTCAGCCCATCACCGATGGCAGCCTCAATGGCAAGACCTGGATGGGCTTCTACTGGAAGACCCAAGTCCGTGACTTGCCTATCTCGGAGGCTAACACCCGCCGCGGTTTCGCATTCCACAAGGACTACGTCACCTTTGGCGACGGCGAGCGCCGCGTTACCATCGACATCCTCCCCACCGACTCCCACGCTATCCAGATCCGCAGCCGTTGCCGCATGGGCGCGACTCGTCGTCAGGAAGAGGGTGTTGTCGCTATCGACAGCTATCACGCTTAATCATTAACCCAATAGGAGACTACTAACATGGCTACACTATACGGCGCTCTTGCCGCTCTACAAAACAGTCCTTCCAACAAGACCCCAGTTGGGCCTTTGGAGGCTTTCCCTAACACCCGCACGCTGCTTCTGCGCTATACTCAGACTGGTTCTGAGGCTGCCAGCGACATCGTTCGTCTCTATAAACTGCCTCCCGGCGCTATTGTCATCCCACAGCTTAGTGCTGTCACGAGCAGCGGCGTGAGCGCAACCACCGCAACTATCACCGTTGGCGACTATAAGCCAGACGGTACGGTTCTGGATGCAGACCGTTACTCGACTGCGCTGGACGTTCAAGCTGCTGGCGCTGACTCCTTCACCGGAGGCGCTGCTGCTGCCACTCCGTTCGTTACCACGGAAGATTCCTGGCTCACCTTCACCTACGCGACCTTGACTGGTGCCGTTACGGCGAGTGCGACCTTGGATTTCCGTGTTGTGGTAAACTTCCCTCGCTAAGCGCTAGGGACGTACGATAGTCCAAACAATGCCGCCTCTGCTCTTACCGGGTAGGGGCGGCCTTTTTTTAACCTAAATCAGTTCTACCCATGAGACTTTCCGCATTCAAATCAGCAGCAGTAGTCCTCTCCGATGAGGATCTCGCAGCCATCGTCAACACGCCGACGACCACTTTCATCAACTCAGCTGCCTCGACCAATGCCACCAGCATCAAGGCTAGCGCCGGCACGGTGTATAGCATTGTGGCATCTAACCATAACGCCGCTGCCCGTCATCTTAAGATATACAACAAAGCCTCGGCTCCGGTGGTTGGCACCGATGTCCCCGTGCTGACGTTGAACTTGCCCACCGGAAACAACGCAAATGTACCCATTGGAGTTAATGGATTGCGTTTCAGCAACGGCATTGCGCTGGCATTGACCGTTTCTTCTGGTGATTCCGCTACCGATGCGGTTGCAGCTGGAGAAATCAAAGTAGCAATCAGCTTTAACTAAGCACCCACGCCTCCCATGCTCTTAAGCAAAACCGAGATCTGCAACCAAGCTCTGTCCCGGATTGGCGCAAAGACCATTATGAGCGTCAATGATGACGACTCAAAGTCTGCCGCGGCTTGCTTGAGCTTGTGGGAGGCTACTGTTTCCGAGGTTGGGCGCATGGGCGAGTGGCGTTGCCTTCGCCGGCGCACCAGTCTCACCAGGCTCGCCACCCCGCCAGCCTTTGAATGGCTGTACCAATATCAGCTTCCAGCCGACTTACTGACGGTACTTGAGCTTAATGGCGTGGCATACCATGGCGAGCCACAGGATGAGTGGGAGATTGAAGGCAATGTCCTCCTGACCGACGCCGAGGAGGCAATGCTACGCTACGTCGCCTACATCGAAGACACGATGCAATGGGACAGTCTGTTTGCTAACTCTGTCATCGTCCTATTGGCCGCCAAGCTGGCTGTGCCGATCCGCCAGGACGAACAGCTGATGATTGCGCTGATGAACGAATACCAGCGCACCTTGGGATCCGCTCGCATGAGAGATGGCAACGAGCGCAAGAAGCATCGCTGGAACCCCACCACCTGGAGCCGCTGGGTTAACTCCCGGTACAGCTCAACCATCGACTCATAGTAACACATGGCGCAACGCGGACAAAGCATAAGGAACCTGATCTCGTTTAACGCCGGCGAATTATCGCCGCTGCTTGATGCCCGTACCGATATCGACAAGTACGGCAAAGGATGCCGTCAGCTACAGAACGCTTTGCTTGAAACCTATGGCGCCGTCCGCCGCCGGCCTGGCACAAGGTTCGTGGCCGAGGCCAAGTTCTCCAACCGCAAGTGCCGGCTCCTTGAGTTTGAGTTCTCGGTGGCAACTCAGTTCATCATTGAGCTTGGTCACCAGTATATGCGCTTTTACAAGGATGGGGCGCAAGTGCTGCTGAGCGGCTCGCCCTACGAGATTGTCAGCCCTTACCTTGAGGCAGATCTCTATGCGGTGCAGCTAGTGCAGATCAACGACATCGTCTACCTGGTGCATGGCAGCTACGCTCCGCGCAAGTTATCCCGGCTGGCTGATACCAACTGGACAATTACAGAGGTGGACTACACCAATCCTCCGTTGCTTGATGAGAACATCACAACGACCACGATCACGCCAAGCGCTTTGACTGGTAACATCACGCTGACCGCATCTTCAGCAATCTTTACCTCGGCCAATGTCGGCTCAGTCTACAACATTAGCCATTTTCGAGCAGATGAGAGAGTTAGCAAAGCCATTAATAGCACCGGCAGCTCCGGCAACTTGCGGATATCCGGCTCCTACCGTTTTCGCACCACCGGAACGTGGTCAGCAACCATAAGGCTGCAGCGCAGCTACGATAACGGCACGACCTTCGAGACCATCCGCGAGTTTAGCTCAGGCGCTGACAGTAATTACGACATTGAGGGACTTGAGCCGTTTGATGCGCTGTACCGCATCAACGTAACCTACGACGGTTACGAAGTCAACAACCCCAAGGCAATCCTAGAGCTTACGGACATCTACTCGACGGCATACGTTAAGGTCACCGCATTCACCAGCACGACTGTCGTCTCGGCAACGGTGACTACGGCAAAAGGTTTGTACGGCACGACTGCCACTCGGTATTGGTCTGAAGGTGCCTGGAGTCCGCGGCGCGGATACCCATCAGCCATTGCCGTCTTTGAGCAGCGCATCTGCTACGCCGGCACTAGCCACCAGCCTCAAACCATCCGCGGTTCCGCAGTTGATGACTACGAGAACTTCAAGGCCGGCACCGACGATACCAGCGCATTTACCTACACGCTCGCAGCCCAAGAGCGTAACTCCATTTTGTGGCTCGTCGCTCAACGGGTACTACTGGTGGGGACAACTGCTGGCGAATGGTCTATCGGTGGGTCAAACGACACATCGCTCACGGCAAGCAACGTCACGGTGCGCCGGCAATCAAACTACGGATCAAGTCCGCTCCAGGCCAGGTTGATCAATGACGTAGTCCTCTACACGCAGCGTCTTGGCAACAAGGTGCGGGAGATGACATTTAGCTACGAGAAGGAAGGCTACCTCTCCCCAGATCTTACGCTGCTGGCCGAGCACATCACGGAAAGCGGAATCATTGACACAGCATTCCAGCGTGTTCCTCAGTCAATTTACTGGGGCATTACTGCTGCCGGGCAGCTTATCGGTATGACCTATGAGCGGGATCAAGAGGTAGTGGGATGGCATCGCCACCCAAGCCAAGGTCTCTTTGAGTCCATCTCGGTTGTTAGCACCGGCGCCGGCCATGATCAGATCTGGGTAGCGGTCAAACGCCAGCGGATGTCTGGTGGGGTGATGACCGATTACCGTTACATCGAAGTCTTCGACACCGCGGAGTGGACGGACAAAGCCGACTGCTTTTACGTTGACTCCGGTAAGACCTACTCTGGTGGCTCTACGTCCACGATTACCGGCCTCGCGCACCTAGAAGGTCGCTTAGTGTCTATTCTGGCAAATGGCAGCGTACAGCCCAACAAGACCGTAGCCAACGGACAGATCACGTTAGATACGCCAGCGACCAAAGCTCAAGTTGGCTTGCCGTACGAGACCATCATTGAGCCGATGCGTCTGGACTCAGACCCTGCCGCCGGCGTCACGCAGTCGCAAACCAAGCGCATTCACGAAGTCTCGCTTCGATTAAACAAAAGCCTGGGCCTGACCTATGGCGACGGCTTGACCGAGCGCCACCTGACGTTCCGCAAGACAAGTGACCCAATGGACTCATCTCCACCTCTGTTTACCGGAGACAAGGAGATTGAGTTTGATGGCGACTTCGACGTAGACCCCAGACTTATTATAAAACAGGCGCAGCCGTTGCCGCTTTGCTTGCTTGCGATCAATATCAAGTATTCCATAACCGGACAATGACCAACGAGCCGCTTAGCATTATTGCAGATCAGCAGACCGAGCAAGAGCTTCCGGTAACCCATCTGTTTGCACCTGATGTTTACTCACGCGAGATCTTTATGCCTTCCGGTATGCTTGTCATTGGGCATCAGCACCGGACTTCTCACCTCAATATCGTACTTACGGGATCCGCTCGCGTTCTGATGAACGGCTTAGTCCATGAGATCACGGCGCCATTTACCTTTAGATCCGGCGAAGGCGTGCGAAAAGTGCTGTATATCCTAGAAGATTGCCGCTGGATGACCATCCACGCCACTCAGGACACAGATGTTGATGTCATTGAGGATAAGATCTTGGATAAGGCGGCGCCAATTGAACTGGCCGAGGAGGAACTCAAGCAGCTGTTTCACGGTTCTGCCGGCTACGGTGCATTCTTAGAGCGCAATGGTATCACCGAGCAACAAATCACCACCGACTATAACAAGAATATGGCATTGGCCATGTCACTAAACCAAGAGGTCACCACATGAGTTTTGCAGTAACGGCAATATCTTTGGCAGTCGTCTCAACCGGCTTGTCTGTTTACGGTCAGATGGAAGCTGCCGCAACCGCAAAGAAGGTAGGCAAGTACAACGCCAAGGTAGCGGAGAACCAGGCACTCCAGACCGAGATGGATGCAGCTGAGAACATCCGCCGGCAACGCATTGCCAACCGCAAAGCAATGTCCATGCAGATGGGTAAGTTTGCAAAAGCTGGCGTCGTGATCAACGAGGGTACTCCGCTTGAATTGCTCTCCGAGTCTGCGGCCACTCTGGAGCTAGAGGTGCAGGACTACAACCGCAACGCTCGCGTGCAGGGACAGAATCTCCGCGCCCAAGGTGCAATGTCCATCTACACCGGCAATCAACAGGCACAAGCCTACCAGATAGGCGCAGCTTCCACCTTGCTGAGTGGCGCCTCCTCAGTCGCTGGCATGGGTTACAACATGGGAACCAAACCCGGTGGTGGGGTGCCAAGCGGTGCAGGATCAACTAGCTTTGGCTCAGGGTCAGCATCTAGCCAGGGTCTGACATTTAGCGGAACAACTGCTAGCTTTGGCAAATAATAAATAAACCCCATGCCTAAAATACCAACAGTTGCTCTAAGTGCGTTGCCAATGGCTGGTGCGCTAGGCCCAATGGCAAGCGAAAACACGGCTAACGCCGTCAATCAATCTATCGCCCAGGCCGGAGGCGCATTGGGGCAAATAGCTACCCAGATTTTCAACATTGCCCAGAAGCGTCAGGAGCATATTAACAAGGGCATCTTGGCCAACGAAGAGGTGATCTTTGAGAAGACGCAGCAGCAGATCATGCGTAACGCGGAGGAGAACCGCGGCAAACCAGAGACGTTGATGGAGATGAACCGAGTGACATGGGATCAGTATGGCACCGACCGAGCAAAGCGTGCGACCAGCCAACGCTACACGCGAGAGATGATAGATGGGCTTAATAATCGATACAGCGTAGGCATTGAGCGCCACAACACCATGTTTGCTGCCAAGGTGCAAGGGATACAGATTCAACAGGCCAACAGCTGGATAATGGGCAGAGCCGAGCAAAAGGCCAGCCAAGGCGATATACCCGGCGCATTTGCAGAGCTTGAAAACATGAACGTGTTTCCAGCCGAAAAGGCTGATCTCAAGGAGAAGTTTGCCCTTAATGACATCGTCAACAAAGTTAACACTCAGTTTAATTCAATTGGCCAAGGATCTACATCAATGCAGATTCAGCAGTATGCTCAGGTAGCCAACTACTTTACTGACAAAGACGAGAAAGGTAACTACACTTTTGATGGATATAAAGACAACAATGGGGAAACTGTAGGTAGTTTGCCGCTCGCAACTCGCAATCAAATTGAAAGTAAGGCTATGTCTTTATTGTCTCAAGCCAAGAATCAAGAGATGGCAAACATTAAGCCAATTCTTGAGGTGTTTGAGAAGAACGGAAGCAAGCTAGGAAACCAAGCCCTGCAACAGTCCATCCTGGCTGGCAACATAACCCAGGAAACAGCTGACAGCTATGCCTCAATCTTTAGCTCAGAGGCGGCGCGTGGAGAACGGAAACGGGTAAAAAAGGGACTGCCAAAACTACTGACCCAAGAAGCGAAATACCAAACGCTGCTCAACGATGTTGACAAGCTCACGACCGAGCAAGTTACCCGTCAAGTTGAGGCCGAAGGCATCTCCCCGGAACAAGGCAAGCGGCTGATTGGCGTTATCAATACCAACGCAATGAGCCAGATGGATCCCGAAAACCGTCTAGTGACCGACCGCGGCTTGCTCTACGTTGGAGACGACCCACGCACCTTCCTTCAGAAATACGCTAAGGACAATAAAGACATCAACAAAGAAGGCTCAATTGCAGACAAGGAGCGACTTCTCAAGGCAATCAACGACGCTCCAATGGCAGTCGAGACCAAGCGCCGCATGACGAGCCAGGCAATAGAACTGTTCACAATAGACTTCCGTGAGTCTTACAAGTCACCAGCACCAACTAAAAAGGGAGGATTCCTTAGTATTTTACACCGCGGCACAAAGCGGGAGATAGCACCAAGAGAAGCTGATGTACGCTCTTTGGTGTATCGTAATATGCGTGTCTTGGGTGACCTTGGAAAGCCTTACACGATTGACTATTTGATTCAAGCTGAGCGGGACATCACTTCCCATTTTGAGAACAAGCAGAACGGAGAGATGCAGCACGCCGCTCTTGAAAAGACACTCAAAGATAGGCTGGCCAGTTTTAGTGGACAAGCTATTGTCCGCGAGAACCTATTCGACTAAACGCATGAATGACACACTCCTTTACGGTGGACGCGAGCAACGCTTAACGGCATTTGAGCCCAATGTTCTTGAGGAGTTAAAGCAGAAGGAGGAGCAGCTTGCACGCCCAGGATATGTTGATGACGTACTAGACGAGGGCATCACGCAAAAGTGGCTTGCATCACGCACCGGGCAAAGCATGGAGACCATCCAGGCCAATGCGCCCGGCATTATCCGCAATTACTTTGGAGAAGACCTGAGCAACAAACAGGCGTACGACCGTATCGTTGAGATTGAGCAGCTTGCTCGCATTGGCGTTAGTGCATCGCTCGCACCAACGCCCGCACCTAGCTCTCCAGTAGCGCCGGCGGCGGCGCCAGATCAGAATGATGAGGACAAGGTAGACTACGGAGACTTCCAAGCGCTTCGTGCAGCAGCGTCCGGCTTCCAGGAGTCTGCGTTGATGGTTCCTTACGGAACATTCTCGTTTCTTGATGGCGTCATGAAGCGAGTGACTGGAGATGGCGCCGAGCCACCGATGCTCACCACCCCAGAGAATGACCGTTACTTAGCCAATCTAGCCAAGGATGCCGTTGCCGCGGCACAGAGACGCGAAGACAACAAACGCAACGCCGGCATTGATCCTGGTTACGATGCGGAAGGCAAAGCAGCCATTGAACTTTACCAGCGCACGATTGCGGTGGTAAACAAAGGCAATAAAGCCAAGGTAAAGGCATGGGTAGACAAACAGGAAAGCACCCCATTCCGCCAGACAGCTAACTTCTGGCTTGTGCTGGCCGAGGAGACCGATGCGCGGATGGGCGTAGACCCAGCTTTCGCTGAGACCAGCTTTGGTCAGTTTGCCAAGATGGCAGGATCCCTTCCAGCTACTGCTGCTCTTGCTGCCACCGGCTATGGCGGCGCCGTTGCAATGGGCGCAATGATGTTTGGTGGAGAAGAGTTAGAGCGTCGGCAAGTCGAGGGAGATCTGTTTGACCCAGCAGCAGCCGTTACCTCATTAAGCCTAAGCAGCATTGGCCAAGCTAGGCTCGAAACTCTAGTAAAGTGGGACGATGTCTTTAAGGGGGCATTCGGCAAGATTCAGACCGGCGGCAAGGCAACCATGAAGGACTTTGCCAAACAAGTCGTAGTCGTAAGCGCCGGCGAAGGTTTAGAAGAGCCAGGCCAAGGGCTGATCAGCGACACCGTCGCATCATTGACCTACGACAAAAGCCGCAATCCGCTCACCTTAGAGGCGCTGGAGCGTCGAATATGGGAAGGTCCC